ACTTGCAAAGAATTTTCCAAATGTACCCATAGCTACAGACGTAAAGGAGTTAGCAAATGACCCAGAAAGACTTGTTCCCGACCACGATATTCTCACAGCAGGATACCCCTGTCAGCCCTTCTCTGTCGCCGGGAAGCAAAAAGGCTCAGAAGATGACCGCCACATCTGGCCGTACATCTTTAGAATTATTGCACAAAAAAGACCCACTTGGTGCGTTTTCGAGAATGTTTATGGTCACATCGCCTTGGGCCTCGACAAGGTGTTGTTTGACTTGGAAAGCGAAGGCTACTCCACAAGGACGTTTATTGTTCCAGCTTGCGGCGTCAACGCTCCCCACAGACGAGACAGGCTCTGGATTATCGCCCGAATTGTGGGCGACACCAAACACAATGGATCACTTGCCACCGAGATCGGAAGAATCAACGAAGAAGATGCAAGAAGGTCACAGGAAGGGTCGGAAATTACCGAGCAATCTTCGGGAGCAAGTCGATCAGGACACGATGAAACTTTATCAAGACCAAACAATGTGGCCTACTCCGTTAGCACGAGATTACAAAGGGGGGCGCAAAGCGGAAACGCTTGCGGCAGCAGGGCGCAACGAAACGAACAGTCTTCCAGACGCAGTAAACTCACAGATGGGCAAAACTGGCTCGTTGAACCCAACGTGGGTCGAGTGGCTCATGGGATACCCAGAAGGGTGGACAGACTTAAAGGATTAGGGAACGCGATTGTTCCACAGATAGCAATGAACATAGGATTAGCAATAAAGGAACAGGAAGATGTCTAATATGGAAATTAATAAACCGACATTTCGATACTTGCTTGATCGATTGGAAGAAATAACAACGCAGTCTGATTTAGAAAATTTGCGTGAAGAGTTCCAAGGTTATTTGCCATTAGATCAATACGAAGACGGCTACGATGTTCATTCGGCTATTAACGAAGTTAAGCGCGATTACATTGGTAGGGCGATTGCCAAGAGCAAAAATCTCCAGCAGGCGTCAAACTTGCTTGGCTTAAAGAGCTATCAGGTCCTAATAAGCTGGATGACCAAGCTAGACATAAAAAGATGACTTCTTATTTTATTTATGGTTTGATCGTCTTTATGGCACTTCTTGGATGCTTGTTTCTTGGGAGTTTATTCATATGATCGCAGAGATGTGCCTTGCGCTTGCATTATACCATGAGGCGCGAGGCGAGTCCCGCCAAGCACAATTGATGGTGGCAAAGGTTATCATAAACAGGGTTGAATCAAAACGATGGCCTTCATCACTTTGCGATGTTGTGATGGAGGAACGCCAATTTTCGTTTGTGCGGCGTGGTAAAATCCAACATCCCAAAGACCAAGAGGCTTGGGAGAAATCTAAATCTCTTTCAGCGCGTATATTAGAGGGTTCTGAGTCGTTGCCTTACAGTAACGCGGATCATTACCACACTACGGAGGTTCGTCCTGTGTGGCGCAAAAAACTTCATAGAATAGTAAGAATAGATCAGCATATTTTTTATTCATATAAAAAACCAAAGGCTTTAGATGCGAGTATTAGACCTAAACTACGAAAGGATTAGCGATGGCAATGAGCAAAGAGCGATTAAGCCCAGAAAGAATTGAGGTAATTGTATCGAAAATGCTGCAAGATATGCCAGAATCTTATTCGATGCCAGAGATGCGAAACTTAGTAGTGGAACTTTTATTCGGGTTAGGTTTGCATCCAAATGATCTGCCGTTTTTTATGATGATGGTTGTCGATGCGTACATGGGCGAAAGACATATTGATCGCGCGGCAGAAAAGTGATATAATCCGAACAATTCCTTTTTGGAGCTAATTTTATGTCGTCACCTTTTGCTAATCCTTTTCGTCAATTAGGCCAAATGCCAACTGCACAGCCTCGTCCTGCTAATCCGTTTTTGGGTGGTTTGGGGGGGTTTTTTGGAGGTAGAGGAAGGCAACCTATGGTAACTCCTTCAATTGGAGGTCAAAGCGTTGGTCGTGCGCCGAGTTACATGACCACCACAAATGCGAACATGATGGGTAGAAGGCCACAACAAGCAGAGCCAGTTAACCCGTTTGCAGATAACGAACAATATCAGGCTTTAATGGAATACCAGAAGTCCATGCGCCCGAACGAGGATCAACGCGCTCAAATGCAGTCTTTGATGGAGGCTATGCAGCCTAATCAAGAACAACGGGATCGCTTGGGAGAGTTACGTTCTGAGTTTGAGAACACTGGTGGTTTTAAAGATTACCGAATTAACCAGATGGAACAGCAGATGCAACGTATGCGTCAGCCCCGGATGGGCATGGGCCTTGGCAGTCAACGACCAATGGGCATGGGTATGTTTGGCGGGTTTCCGCAAGTCCCACAGAGACAACCGCAGGGTATTATGGGTGGATTTGGTCAGCAGCCTCAACGTCAGTTCGGAGCTATGGGATATAATCAGCCGCAACAGCAGTATCAACAGATGCCCCAGCCACAATATCAGCCATATCAAAACCCTTATCAGCAACAAAGACCGCAACAGCAGCAATATGGCGGATACGGAATGGGTCAGCAGATGGGTGGATATGGAAATTATGGCGGGATGCAGAATCCGTACCAGCCGCAGCAGTATGGCAACCCGAACAATTTTATGGGTTATCAGCAACCGCAGCAGCAGTATAATCAACCAGCAGTAATGTTTTAAGCTGGTTGATTTGTAAAATTTCTAATAATTCTTTTTAGTTCGCTGCGCTATGTATTGAAAAAGTCCCTCACCTATCTTTTTCTGCACAACATTTACTAGACCAGCTTGGTTAGCCATTAAAGCGTCTAGTCTAAATGGACCTCCTGCATATTGCCCGATGTGGTAGTTTATTTTATCACCGTATTTAGTCTGTTTTAATGCGTTACTAAAGGCATCTCTATTTTTGACGCCTATAAGGTCTACAGTGTTTGCAATTTTATCTTTCGTTGTATTCGATATTTGGTTTTTCATTTAAAAGCTCCCTTTCAAACATTTTTATTATAGCCTCAATTTCTTCTACTTGTTGGTAAAGAGTTAACCGCCTTCTATTTTTAGCATCTGCTTTCATAGATAAAAGGCGGTTATTTAACATCTTTTTTACTCTGTCTGATCCCTTAGACATGGATTAATCCCACTTAGCGTTGCCTTTTAAGATAACAGCATTGCCAACAATGCCAGTTCCGCAAATCTTAGTTGCTTCTTCATTAAATGGTAAACCTTTCAGCAATCCTTCTTCATTAACAAGAATTTGGATTTCTGAATCGTTTGGTGATCTCACCATTTCAACTAAGCCACCGACAAGAGCTTGCGCTTCTTCCAATGTGGGTTTTTTGTCTTCAATTGTTGTAAGCATAGTTTCTCTCCTTTTTGCTAAAACTTAGTATTATTACCACAACTTCCCATATATGTCAAATATTATCCCGACCAGTTTGGCGTTCATATTCGCCACGAGAGAATGGCCCATCCATAGTTCCAAGCCATTTTTCTGAGCCGCCAAGAGACAGCGCATATTTACGGATTAGCCCCATTTCTAACGCTTGTGTAATTGTGCCTTTGATGGTGCTTTCCTTACCACCATTCTTAATTGCGATAACGCATGGTTCAGTTAGCACTGACTCGTGAACAGCATTGTAAAGGCCGTCATTAGTTCCACCATGAGTAACAGCACGACCATCGTTCTCTCTCATGCGAACGAAATCAACCACATGGGTTATACGCTCTCGAACGGCTGAAGACATAGCCAGAGATCGAATGTCTACAGATCGGTCTTCTAGCAATCCCGTATCAGGATTACGGATAAAGTGTCTTATCTCACGATTAGCTGGCCCGTTTGATTTAACAACAGCACCATCGAACACAGCGTTCCTTGCGTAATCCAATTGCAGATCACGACACCGCTGACGCCCTGTGCCTTCATCCACAGACCAGACGGCGAACGCAGAGCGCACACCACCGACAATAGCAGATGTACCTCTAATGAGGTTACGCGCTTGTTCTGGCGTTGTGACAGGCTCGTGGTCCCTGATCTTAGCCATATGGTGAGTAACCATGACCGTAGCTCCTGTTTCGGTTGCCATCTGTGCAAGTAAGCCCATAAATGCAGCCCCTGCCGCTGGATCAGCGTTTACATCAGCGTGAACAAACGAGGCCATAGGATCAATAATGATTAGCTTGAGTTCTTCCATCTCTAGCATCTGGTCATAAATGCGAGAGAACTCTTCGCCCATCAGGTAGGTGTTGTCGAACTTCTGCATGATTGGAAACACACCGCCGAGGTTTGGCAATGGTAGCACACGCAGTTTGTGTTCGTAATGTTCGCGGTACTTACTAGGATCAAGCCTAGAGATACGTCTGTGCATTTCGTCTTTATCGTCTTCCGCAGTGATTAGAATTACGTCACCATGCTCCGCAACCAAACCACCAAATGCGCTTTGCATAGAAGCCCCGGATGCAACCTTCATAGCTAGATCAAGCGTCATCATGCCTTTACCACTGTCACCCGCAGCCGCAAACACGACAGGAACGCCAAGAGGTATTGTATCGCCAATCAGAAAATGTTGTTCGGGAGCCGAGCCAACAAAGTATTCGTTGATTAACAGGCTATCGTCTACAAGACTAATAGGCTTCTTCACCTTGTTCTCGTTAGTCTCTAACATCTTTTCGATGTTGAAGCCTTCTTCTATTGCATCAGCCGCGTCCCACTTCTCTTCCTTAGTGGACGGTATTTTCAGCATCATGGTGGATTTTGCACCCGCTGCTTTCGCTTGAGCCTCGACAATACGCGCTAACTTTTTACCAGCTTCATCATTATCAGGCCATAGAATTACGTCTTTGTTACGCAGATGCGAGAAGTCGAACTTGCTTGCAGTATTCTCAGATAGCATCCCTGCACCACCTATTGTGCAAGTTGCGGTATAGCCCAACGCGTTTAAAGCATCAGCGCATTTCTCGCCTTCAACCCATATAATCTTATTCGCGTCTAATATGTTCGGGATATTATACAGAGGTCTGGGTTCAGGCACACCTTGGCGACCATTCATGAACTGGCGAAATTGTTTCTTAGGCTTCCCGGCACTATCCCGAACAATTCCTCCACTTGCGTCCCGGTCATAGTATTTTCGGACTGAAACAATCACGACTCCATCTGCATCTGTATAGGTATATTCTTCTTCAAACGGCGTACTTGGGTTGATAGATGTCTTTTGTTCGGGTTTTTGAGTTTCTGTCGATACAGTAAAACTTTCAGGATTGTTCGGCTTAACAATGTTTTCAGGGGGCGCTACATAATCTTGTGGAATATACTCAGCAAGCATTTTCACACACTCTTTTAGATCATACCCCCGACCTTCTTTTAAAATTTTGCATATACCACCAACGCCATCCCCTGACTCAAAGTCCATTCCTTTTAAGAACCAAGGACTACTTGTATCAATGTTAATTCTTAATGATTTACCAGCTTCACCACTTAGGGAGCCGATAAAAAACTCTTTGCCACGGATTACCCCTGATGGGTATGTATCAATCAATATTTGCAACTGGACGCTACGAGGAACTTCTTTAGATATTCTCTCCGCGACTTCTTTTGTTGTCTTGCCAAAACTTAAAACATTCATTACTTTGCCCCTATATACCCTTTTTCACTTATCAAATGTGAGGTGCGGCCTACCAAGCACACCTCACATTTTTTTTATAACTCCCAACAAGTCTGTTTAAATTCACAAAACTTGCACAAAAAGAAATCTTTACTTTGAGCAATACGCGGTAGAATGTCACCAGCTTTTGCTGCCGTCAAGATATTCACTGCCCTGTCGCTTGCCTCTTGAGCCAAACTTTTGTTGTAAGGAACAAGTTCATAGTAGATTTCTGAAGTGTTTTTATTAACCACAGTAAACAACGCAGGGTTCTCATATAAATCCATATACGTCTGATACAGAGCTATTTGAGTTGCATAAACTGGATTAGCTTTTGCCACGCCATGTCGGACGAAAGCCTTAAACTTATTGTCGTTTGCTGACTTACATTCCCACAAACTAGGATAACTCATATTAACAGGTCCACTACAGATCACGCCATCTATGTGACCGCGTATTTCTCCATCTGCGATTGAAAACCCAAACTGACTTCCATCTTTATCTTCTGTTCTAAGATCGAAATTAGCGTCTTTCAGCCACTTAGCCGCGTAATCCTCAATCTCATGCCCAAACTGAAAGATACGCAGTGTACGCGCTGTAAACTCTTTGTCAGGGTCAACAGGGTAGTTAAGGTAGCGATATTGTATCTTTCTCTGGCACTCATCACCAATACTAGACGCACCGATATAAGCGCGTCTTTCACGCTTTGATTCGCCTGCTACAATCGCATTGTCCACTGCCTCTTTAATCAATTCAGCCGTAGGGTCTTCCCTAGAATGGGATTGAAGTAGAGGGCCAAGTGCCTGTTGACTTAAAGTAAGTGTCTTCGAGTTTTCCAATGTCGATCTCCGCTGCTAGACGTTTTGATTCTTGTATTCCAAATATAAGTGTTTGAACTTGCTCTTCTGTAAGATCAGAGAACTTTGTGTCCCAACCAAACTTACCCAATATAAAAGCTAATTCTTTCATAGGCATTGGTGCTGTATCAACTTCGCTCAATGTATTATCTCCCTTCCAATTGTGCATAAATCCATTATGCTGTTTACTTCATCTTGATCCGCATCCTTATTTTGAAACGCAATATTTAAAACTTCTTTGCCTTTTATCTCAATAACTGCTGTTCCAAATAAAACAACATTATCTGCATCCTCCAGATGCTCTCTAATTACGTCATTAGCAGAGGATTCGACTTCATTTAGGTTTGAGTTGTCATTCACAAAACAAACCAATTCGTATTCAACTGTTTCGACTTTATCTTCTGATTTCTCAGCGATCATGATGTGCATTTCAAATCTAGGCATTATCTTCTTTTGTAGCCAATTCGCCGCTACAGGCGAGATAGCCAGCGCCATCCACAAAATTATCAATATTTTTCGGGTTCGATCTAATACGAGCAATTTTAAGAAGGGTCATCATTACCCCCACATCTGTAACGCTGATGTAAGAACCCTCTAAATAGCTGTTCCATAAATCAGCTATTCTATCAAAATTCTGTTCCAAGTCTCCATGCTCTTGAGCGCGTTCCTTGGTCACATATTCCTTTGCTAAGTCTAATACTTCGCCCCTGTTCATTTGTAATTTCTCCCTGTTAGTTTCTTCCAGTTGTCAGCGATCAATCTATCAACGCTATCTCTGTTCCAATAATAACTCAAACAGCAAGCTGCTTTGTACTTAGTCCAAGAGAAATCCATCATGTTTATATTGACGCCATTTGCGGCTAGATGCTCCTTTTGCTTCGCTGATGCAGGCTGGTTCAACCAGCGTTTTGTTTTGTTTGCTGCGTTACTATCCTCTATTTCTCGCAAGAAGTCATCCCCCGCAGCCATTGCTTGTACCTTCTCGCCTATAGAAACCACTCTAGGACGCCCATTCTTGGACTTTACGATAGCTATCCAGTAATCTCCAATGTTGCCCACCAGAGTAAAGCCATTGAAGCCCATAGCCATCATTGCAGAGCCGTTGCCGTATGGATCAATCCACATAAACGGAGACATTTGCATGAGATCGTATTCGGTCATCTCAAAGTTTTCTAATATGTCTTTTACTTTGCGCTCAAACTCATGCTCACAAATTGGACAAATGCGTGTGTTCGATGCCACTTCGCTTTCACAGTCTGGGCAAATTTTTGTTGGAGCATCGCCACCAACAGACTTGTCTGCACCATCTAAGTTCGCTGTTTCGTCTAAACCGCCATGAGTGATAATTGATGTGCCGAAGTCCATAACAACGCAGTCAGTCTTTATGACATTTGGATATAACTCAGGATCAAGGATACGCAGACCACGACCAATCATTTGCACCATTGTACCCTTTTGGGAGCATGGACGCGTTAGAATAATGCAAGATACGGGTGGAGCGTCAAAACCTTCGGTCAGGACTGCCACGTTTACGATAACTTGGAGATCACCAAACTCAAGATTGTACAGCATCTCTGCACGTTTCTGTTTGTCTGTCTCTCCTGTAACGTAGTCGGCTCTTATTCCTGCTGAAACAAACGCATCGCAAACGTGTTCCGCGTGTGCCACTGTGGAACAGAATACAACAGTCTTTCGATCTCCTGCCTTGTCTTCCCATTCGGAAACAATTCGATCATTAATGACTTGGCGATCCATGATAGCCGCCACTTCTTCCATGTCGTATTCTTTACCGCGTTTTGTAACCCGATCTAGTTGATCCCCTACGCCAAGATCAATGATGTAGCTTTTAGGACGTACTAGGAAACCTTCGCGTATCAGCGTGGCTA